GTACATATACAGGAACGCTGGCATTACCAACCGAGGCTAATGTAGAAAGCGGAGTAGGCTTCGGCGCGGCAGGTACTGAATTCACAGGAACATTTGTCGCACCTTCGATAAATGATGTAGAAAGCGGAGTAGGCTTCGGCGCAGGTGGCACGGAGTTCGTAGGTGTATTCTCAGTGCCTACAGAAGCCCAAGTCGAAAGTGGAATAGGTTTTGGTGCTAATAGTACGGAGTTTACAGGAACCTATGATCCAGAAGCGTCCAATGTGTATCCAGATGAAACTGACGTTCTAATAGGATCTGGTTTGTATGGTCCTACAGGAACAGAATTGACGCCAAGCTATTCTCCTGACTTCCCTGACGTTGGGAATGTGACCACAGATGATACCGTGAATGGCGTTCCTGGTGTTTTTGAATATCCAACAGAAGCGCAAGTTGAAAGTGGAATAGGCTTCGGTGCTAATGGCACGGAGTTCACAGGGACGTTTATAGGTGGGGGTGGAGACGTCCCGGCTGTACCTTCCCTTTCCGTATCAATTTCAGGAACGTCTGTCACAGTCACTATCACAGGATCTAGCGCAGGCTCAACGAATAAAGTCTATACACAACCTGCGGATTCTTCGACACAGACTTTGCAAGATACAATTTCAGGAGATGGTTCAAGCACGTTCACTTTGACTCCTGATCGTTATTGGGTATCGGTGCAATCAACAGGAGCGGGCGGACAAATCGTGTGGGCTTATTATCCTGCTTTGGTGGTGGTCACTGCAACCTCCCCTGCCGCAGCCACCGACAACGTCAATACGGCTGTCAAAGCAATGAAACAGACAGCCGTGTATTGGGAGATAGATGCACTGGATGCCTTCGGCAAGCCCACATGGAAAACTCCGATAGAAATCACTTGCCGCTGGGAAGACACTCAAGAAGAATTTATAGATCCTAACGGGGAGCAGGTTCTCAGCAAAGCCAAATTGATTGTTGATCGAGACCTCGAGTTGAAGGGTGTTCTTTGGTTGGGTGTTTTGGCTGATGTGCTTTACGATGCGGATCCAAAGAAAAATGATGATGCTTGGGAGGTCCGTTTGTTCAAGAAGACTCCAGACTTCCGCGGTAGAAAATACCTCCGCGAAGTTTATCTCTAAGGTGGGATGAAAATGGATTATTCACCAGCATATATTTTGTCACGGTACCTGATCGATCAGAGCCTATTGGTAGAGCCTGGGGAAAGCGGTGCGTGGCCGGTATTCGTAAACCAACTTCCTTCCGGAGATTTGGTGGATGATGACGCTGTGGGGTGCATCAATACGACCCCGGTGAAAGATGGCAGAGTGATGGGAGGCTTGCCGCTTTTTCACTACGGGTTCCAACTGTTGGTTCGCTCCTCAGCGCATAACACAGGATACGCCAAAGCTGAAGCTCTCGCAGACGCCTTAGGCGCTGTGGATGATCCGCAAATTGTTGTGGGGTCTTCTACCTATCGGATTGTGAATGTGACGCAGACAACGGGCGTGGTGCCTTTAGGACAGGAAGAGGGAACAGAGCGGAGAGAGTTGTTCAGCATAAACTTCCTTGCAACAATAGAGGAGGTTGCATAATGGCTATCGTCTCCAGTATTACAGGTGTGGATGACGTTATTCGCAGGATGAAGAAATCCAAGATTTTCATAGGCAAAGAAGTCGAAGCAGGTTTGAAAAGGGCCGGCTTGTTTTTGCAGCGCGAGAGCCAAAAGGTGGTGCCTGTTGAGTTCGGTATTTTGAAGAACTCGGCAGGAACGAGATCAGAAGGATCAGGACTGTCCACAGTGGTGACGGTTTTTTACACCGCTTCGTATGCGGTGTATGTGCATGAGAGAACAGAACTGCGGCATGCACAAGGTAAGCAAGCAAAGTTTTTGGAAGGTCCAGCAAGAGAGAAGCGTGATGAATTGCTAAAGAAAATTTCGCAAGGTGTGTTATAATAAGGCTGGCTCAAAAGAGCTACAGAAAAGGAGAGCAATATGACTATCAGTGCATCGATTCGGCAGAGCAGCTCATTGGGAGGGGTCAGCTTTGGGGAGAGCCAAACGCTCACAGCAGATGGACAGATCGTGCATGATGTTTCAGTGCCCGCTGCCCAAACTGGTGACCTGAGTACTCGCACAAGCGACACGCAAGGCGAAATCACAATGGATGAGAGTGCCCACACCATCACCACAGGGGCTCGCGTTTGTTTGTTTTGGGCAGGAGGTTCACGCCGAGATGTCACAGTAGGCACGGTAAGCGGTGCCGATGTGCCATTTAGTGGAGGGCTTGGCGATGCCTTGCCCATTGCAACCACAGAAATTTTTGTGTCCCTTCCTGAAGAATTGGACATTTTTGTAGACGGGGACAATGTGGTCGCCGCGCTGGCTTCCTTCGCAAAAGAAGGCATCGTTGAATTCATTGACACAGATGCTTCAGAGCAGGAGATCGTCGCTTGGAATGTTGGTGAGGGAGGTGTTAAGATGTGGCACAATGCAGACGGGGACGACAACCCGTTTACCGCAGCCAACATTGGACGTCTTTATGTGAGCCATAAAGATGCCGCAGCCGCCACAGTCAAAATTGGTATCGCGTACGACAATGTCGCTGGATAGTTTTGTGGGTGTATGCAAAGCACTCTTTAGAAAAGGAGAAACGAAATGAGTATTTTGAATGATGGACATTCCACGACCCTGACCTTTGCAGCCACGCCAGGCATTGCCGGTGTGACTTTCAAGGAAAAGGAAGTGACGCCGCCTGCTATCCAGGGTGGTGGGGAAAATGACACGACCACGATGCGGAACACTTTCCCGGACGGAGCCACGCTGGCTTTCTGGGGCTGGCTGGATGAGTTTACTCCGGGCGCCGCCGTAGAGGGCGAGCAGCCTGAGGCAGACATCACGGTCATTTGTTCCAACCAGAATGACAGTGGTGTTGAAACGGCGCCTGTATTGACCGCAGCATAAGATTTGATTGAGTAAGGGTAGGGGAAGGCGGTCTTCCTCTACCCAAGCTCACCTGGGGCTTTACAGATAGGCTGGCAGCCCCGCAGAACAGGGAAGGTTTTCATCATGGCTATTGTAGATGACAGCGTTATGCAGTTTTCACTGAAGCGCAAAGAAATTCCGATCCAACTCGAAAACGAAGAAGGTGAGATTGTTGATTACAAGATCACAGAACTCACGGGCAAGCAGCGCGACAGTTTTTTGAACCTCATGTCCAGCCGTACGAAATATGCGGCGGATGGCACGCCTGCAGGCATTAAGAATTTTGATGGGCTTCAAGCCTCTCTTCTGGCCCTGTGCCTGACCAATTCCGAAGGGAAGAAAGCCACAGTCGCAGAGCTTGCTGAATATCCAGCTTCTGTGGTCAATGAGCTTTATAAAGCCGCACAGAAACTCAATGCCCTTGATGAGCAAGGACAGGAAGAGGCAAAAAACGAGTAAGGGGAGAGCGCAAGGCATGGTACCAATTGTCTTTACGACTCTCCACTCCTTTGCAAAGGCTGCAGGATGAAATAACGTCCTCAGAATTTGTTGAGTACATGGAGGCTCTTGAACAAGATATAAATGACTTCCACCGAGAGGATGCTTTTTTGGCACAGATCGCTTGCGAGGTACGACGATCTTACGTTAAGGATCCAAAAACAATCCGGTTGAAGCCGTTCATGAAGAAATTTGAGGTGAAGGCTCGGAAGAGTTTGCAATCTACGATTCAGAAATCAAAAGCATTTTGGGGATCTTTGACCGGGTGTAAGGAGGTATAAAATGGCAATGGATATGAGCCTCGGCAATCTTGTTGTCCATCTCAGAGCCAACTCGCTTCAGTTTGAGCGTACGATGGCTCGTGCCCAAGCCACGATGTTGCGTACCTCTCAAAGCATACAGGGTGCGGCTCTGTCCATGTCATTAGGAGTCACTGTCCCGCTTGCGTTGATAGCCAAGCGGGCAGTGGACTCTTTCTCCAGATTCGATTCTGCAATGACTCAATCAACTGCCATTATGGGAGACATGACGGCAACGATGCGCAAAGAAATGGAACGCACTGCATTAGAACTGTCTGGCCGTTCTCGACAATCAGCAGATGAATTGGCTCAGTCATATTTCTTCCTAGCCTCGGCAGGCTTAGACGCTGAGAAATCCATAGCTGCCTTGCCCGTCGTTACAAAGTTTGCCACCGCAGGTATGTTTGACATGGCCAAGGCAACAGACTTGCTGACAGACGCTCAATCAGCGTTGGGAATGTCGGTGGATGATGCCGCACAAAACCAAGAAAATATGATCAGGCTTTCCGATACCCTGGTCCGCGCCAATACCCTCGCCAATGCCACAGTGGAACAATTCTCAGAAGCATTGACGAATGACGCAGCCGCCGCAATGAAGTCCTACAACATTTCGATGGAAGAGGGCGTTGCTGTTCTTGCTTCGTACGCCGACCAGGGCACCAAGGGTCTAAAGGCAGGTGCCATGTTTGGTAGAATGACTCGCCTGCTCATCAAATCGGTAAATGAAAATGAGCAAGCATTCACGGATATGAATATTGCCGTCAAGGATCAGCAAGGCAACCTGATGCCTTTGGCAAACATTATAGAAGATATCAACAACGCGACCAAGGATCTAGGAGCAACAGAAAAAGCAGCGGCTTTGGAGACGTTAGGCTTCCAGGCAAGAGTGCAACAAACAATCCTGCCTTTGCTGGGCACCTCAAATGCGATACGGCGGTACCATGATGAACTGAAAGATGCTTCGGGCTTTACAGATTCCGTTGCCAGTAAACAGATGGAGTCCTTCGCAAACCAAATGAAAGTATTGGGCAACCAACTCAACCTGGTAGGCATCGAGATTGGGAAAGCCTTGGCACCTAGTATAGGCTGGCTCTCGGAAAGAATAAAAGGGTTGTTGGGATGGTGGAATGAGCTGTCCGCGCCCATCCAACGAACTGTGGTTTACGTGGGAATGTTCCTTGCTTTGCTTGGTCCAGGTTTGTTCATTTTGAGTAAGTTCATCGCACTAGGTGCCATGTTCGCAGGAGCGTTAGGAGCCATTGCTGGAATCATTCCTGTGCTGATCACTGGAATAGGAGCAGTCACAGCCTTCGCGGTGGCGACGGCGGCAGCGGTTGCTCCTTGGTTGCTTTTGGGAGGAGCCATTGCAACCGTGATAGGATTATTGATCACCAATACAGAAGAAGGCGTTTCATATATGCGCTGGCTTGGTGATACTTTTGAATGGTGGTATGATTTGGTCAGTGGATTGATCAGCAGATTCCAAACCACATGGGCGGGAATGTTGTCGGCATTTCAGGCAGACAATTTGGGCTTGGCTGTTCAGATTATGTGGAACCAAATCAAAATGGAATGGGCGGCAGGTGTGAATGCCATCGCTGAATCTTGGGGCTGGTTGATCGATATGGGGCGTGATGCTTGGTTTGATATTTTGACCATAGCCACGACTGTTGCAGAAGGTGTTTCAAAGACGTTTTGGGAGTCGATGAAATTCATAGCTGACGCCATTACAGATTTGATGGTAGAGCTGAAAGATTTGTATAACAATTGGCGACGGATAACAGGTGCGATTTCAGATGTAGAAGAGCGGCAGCTTTATACCCAAACAAGGCAGTGGCGTGATTCGGTCAAACGTGGCATAGATACTTCTGTGCAAAACCAGATCGGCATCTCCACTCGATTTTACCAAGACCAGTTGAGAGGGATTCAGCAAAGAGATAGAACGCCTTTTGCTTTACAGGCTCAGCAAGACTTCCAAGCGGCTCAGATGGAATGGGGGCGGACGATTAAACAAGCAGCCTCAGAAGCTGCCACCGCTTTGGCACCTGAACGAGAAGCTTTGGAGAGAGCACAAAGGGAACAGAGTGGCATGGCGACGACAGAAGTGTCTCCTGCTGGTTCCGATATTGCTCTGACAAGAGGTTCTTTCCTGGCAGCGCAGTTGACGGGTGCCGCGGGTGCAGATCCTGCTCAGAACGTACGACAGCGCCAACTCAACGTACAGGAAGGCATACTGGAAGAGTCTCGGAAAACAAACCGCAACCTTGAGAATACCGGATCAGTGGTTCTTGGATAGGAGTTGTGCATGATTACCGTTTATCGAAAAAAGCAACCGCGCCGCGCTGGATTGACTTCTGATGGTTACACTATGGAAGAAGAATATTTAGTGTACGGGGTCACTGATCAATTGTCGGCCTTGGTCGCTGTGGGAACAGGCGATTCGGACACCTTGCCTACCGTAGGTGATTCCTATGTGATCGAAGACTACCCCATGGTGGTCGATCGTTTGGAGGCTGTGGAGTTTGACGATGATGATACACGCTGGACTGTTCGCGTATCGTACAAGCCTGACCGCAACGAAGGCGAGCGGCGTGGAAGCCCAGTCAATTCCCAACTGTCCTCATTCAGTTTTGATACCGGATCTGCGACGAAAAACATAACGCAGGCGAAAACGAACACACCTGCCGATAAGTCATTCGCCAAATCAGGTGAGACCGCTCCTTTGTCAGGAGGATTGATTGGGTGGGATGGGGAGAAGGCGCAAGGCGTTGACATTGAGGTGGGCGCTTTCACATTCTCAAAAACTGTGAAGTATAGCGATTCAGAAATACCGGAATCCTATATCAAGAAGTTGGGGGACAATGCCCACACTGTAAATGACGCGACGTTCAGTTTATGGGAAGCCGGTGAGGTTGAATTCATAGGCGCTCAGGGAAGGCACTCACCTTCAGGAGAGCCTAAATCGTCAGGTGATTCGAATGGGCAGCTTGGCGGATTCAGTGGTATCTCAGGAGCCAACGCGGACAATACCGCAAACGGTGCTCTGTTCGTGAGTCTTAGAAAATTGCCAGGCCAGTATGTTGTGGGTGCGCCAAATAGGTATGAAATCATTTTGTATAAGAGTGCCACGTTTGCTGATGCTGATGAGGTTGCCCGCGTCAGTTTGGCAGAGATAGGAGTGAACCAACTCACACAATCAAACGGGTCTGGAATATCAGGCACCATTACGCTGTTCAATTATGTGAACGATACGACGAGCATTTCGATTCTATTCCCGTTCCCTTGGGAGATCACCTACAATTTCGCAGTGAGTCCTAATGAAACCGATCTTGCGGTAGGCGATATTACAATAACAGAGAAAAAGGGATGGGAGTATGCTGATGTGCGTTATGGTCCTGAAGAGCAGACTGTGGGTACGGACGTGTATCTGATAGAAGCCGCCAAGTATGCCTATGTCCATGAGGTAAAAGAAACCGCAGACTTCTCTTTCCTGAAGCTGGACGTGAATGACATTATCCCGTAGGAGATTTTCATGACGCTGCCAAGAAAATTCATGCCGGGAGATACAGTCAAACTCCAGGCAAAATTTCTGAATGATCTTCTCGACCTCACTCGCTCACCAAAAGGGAGAAGCAAGGCACTCATATCTGGCAATGATAATCTTTCCTTAATTCGTGTCAAAAATGATAGTGGAGAAATCCAAGAAGCCAATTCCATTTTGTCATTGGAAAGTCAGACCATGGTGGAGGTAGATGCCAGTGATGATGTGGCTGATCAAAATCTTGGTGCTTTTCGGTCTGGGCGTTTTGCTTTGGTGGGGGAGACTCCTGAAGAGGGTGATCTGTCCATTTG